CAAACGCGATTTTCTTCCAGAGAAAATCAACTTTTTGGGTATCTGAAATTGCCATTTGTTTATCCTCCCCTTAAGATACGCTGAGTGCAGTTACAGACTCGCCAGACGCAAGTCCGATTCTTACGAGGACGACATTACCATCGGCGTCAGTCATGTTCTGATCACCTAAAGTTAGCGTGTAACTACTACTCAAAGCAGTTCCAGTTTGTATTCGATCTCCAGATGTGAATGCACAACCATCGCTACCATTACCACCGTTTCCAGTATCACTACCGGGTGTACCTGAACCAGCATAAGTTTGATCTGCTCTTAACCAACCGTTAAGTCCAGATGCACTGTCAATATTAGTTCCAGGTGCTGCGATAAACACGCCACCAGAAATGCCAGAACTCGTGATGCTCAGTTCAAAGTTAGCAACCGCTCTTCGTTGGAAAGCAAATGTAAAGTATTGAGTTCCTGTATCACCACTTCTGTTTGGGCCAGCAGGGAGATAACCACTAGCATAATTAGTGGTATCGTGCTTGATAACACCAAGTCTAACTGTTGCTTCTTTGGTTCCAGAAACTCCCGGATCAGATGCTTCAGAATAAAGACTGTTTGTATAGAAGTTGGAGACTCCGAATCCAGAGTAATCTGGAGTGTTAGTTGTCTGTGCGCTAAAATCAAATATTCTTACACCATCATTAGTCAAATCACCGTTTCCAAGAGAATCAGAAACAGCGATTGCAGTTTCATTAATTCCACTTTGAGAGGCAGTATGAACTTGAATATTAGTTGCAATTGAAGAACTGTAGGAACTAGTTCCATTTACATTCTTTGCACGAACCTTTACTCTACTTATCGTTCTGACAGATGACGATGTAATTGGAACTGAAAGACTTCCAATAGCATAAGAGGAAGCAGTTCCTGTATTTACCTTTGGAATACCTCCCTCAAGCATTGTTGAGGCACCATCAATTTGTGCGTATGTATATCCAGAATTGGTTATAGCGTTTGAAGATGTTCCCTCTTGATTATCTCCATCATCAACTTCAACAATATCATTTTGATCTGTATAACATTGTCCGACAAGGTGATCAATTTCAACACCAGCAACAGTTAATGTTGGTGATCCTGAATTGTAATAAGGGATACCAGAAATATATCTAAATGTTCCTGCATTATTTTGAGTAACCGTAGCACTAGAAATATCCACTGATGGAGATGATGTTAAATCATCCTTCATAAATCCAACTGTATTAGTATTTCCTCCAGTACTATGCTGAAGTTGCATACTATTTGTTCCAACTGACAATCCACTGACTGCTTTAGCAACCCTTGCCTTAAATCCTTTGTATAAACCAGGATAGAAGGTGCTATTTGCAAATGTTGTAGATGTTCCTCCAGAAGTCAGAAGGTTATAATCACTTTCTGAGTCAATTGTAAGACTTGTGTAAGACGCACTATCGTCACCACCTGTCAATACTCTCTGTCCGTCAGCAGATCCATTTACCATTGCTGTTAATGTTCCGGAATCAGCATTATAGGCAAATGATGTGATTGGGCCTGCAGTTGCAGTGCCAGTAGTAACACGGTTGACTGTATCTCCGGTGCTTATTCCTGCTGCCCCAGAAGTATTTTCAGTAAATCCATGAGCTGCTTTGGGACTAGTTCCAGTGCTACTTACATTACTTAAAGTCTTGGAACTAAGAGTATCAGGAGCTGCAGGGGCATCATCATAAACTTTTAAATTAACTGATGATGAAGTTGGAATGACACCTGGATTTGCCAGATCGTGCTTATTAATAGTAAGAGTGAGTGTATCTCTACCAGTGCCACTCAGTGTGCCATCTGCCCAGGTATGTTGCAATCTATCTGCAGTTGTACTTGCACCACCACCAACAGTATTGCTCGATATGAAGTCATCTGCAGAACCATCACCCCAAGCCACGGTGTAAGTAGCACCAGAACCAACTTGAGTTGCGTTTGTGGTGTTATTATCTAAGTAAAGTGATTGTCCTTCTACTACGTATAAATCATTTCCACTAAGTGCGCTTCCTCCGGAGGATGCTCTATAAAGTGCAAAGGAAACTGAAGGATCGGGAGTATAAACGGTAATATAATTTGATCTTGCAGCGGAGAAAGAATGTCCTGCTCCAGCACCACCAGTATTCTTGGCAACCATCTCAATACTGAATAATCCACCATCAGTATTGGTATAGGTATGCGATGGGGTAGAATCACTTGTTGTTTCTAATGCCGATCCATCTCCCCAGTCAATCTCAAAACTATTTGCATTACCATCAAATCCAGTGCTTAGTGTGATAGAAAATGGTGCGCCGCCAGCAGTTGAATTTGCAGTAAATGCAAGTCCAGAAACTGCTGTGTTCCTCATTATGTTGAGGGCAAGTTCATTCAAATCATCAATACTATCACTAATTTTAGTTGTACTTGTAAATGTGTTTAAAGCAGCGGGTGATGTGTAACTTCCATCGGTTGGAGAACCTAATGTCATTGCTGAACCTTCGCCAGCAATGGTAATATCCACAGTATCAGTGTCTGCATTATATGCAAATGTATTACCCGCGCCAATGAAATTCAGATTCTGAACAGGGCCTGTGGTAATTACATTTCCTGAAGAATTAATGCCAATATTAAATCCACCAGTAGCAGTTACAATGCCGGTGATATTTAAATCAGATGAAAACTCAGCGCCCCAAGAAAGGTTTCCTGATGCATCTGTGATAAGTAGTTTTCCTGCTTGAGGAGTTTCTGGGAAAGTGTAAGTGGTTACACCACTAAGAGTTGCAGGAGCTCTTAAGTTAATGCTGTTAGAGCCGTCTTTATCAACAAGCTTGAACTCTAAAGGATTGGTGCCATCCTCTCTACCCCAATACCTACCTGAACCATAAAACTGGTTTGTGGCGGTTTCTGACGATAAACCGATGTATAAATCGTATTTGTCAGTGGTAAAGCCAGGTTCACCTACCCTAAGTCCAGGTAGATTAGCAAACGCACCTCTCTTAAACTGAAGTACTGGAGAAGTCATTTAACCTATGATTTTTCTTGTTACTATTTAGATATTTTTAAAACGAGCCGCCGTCAAGATCAATTTTGTTATCAAGATCAACATCAAGTTGATCGACAAAGGAATCGGGAAGATCAGCATCAGCAGCAGCGTTGGTGAGAACTGTATCTGCAGGAATTAACTCAAATTTTGCACTTGTAGCGTTATATGCTAATACAAATTTATCAGATCCGGGTAAATTGGAAACTGAAACGTCTGCAAGTTCTGATAGGTTCTCCGCCACTACGGTTTTCTCCTGAGTTACGGTAAATTTTTTAGTTCCTGATCTTTTTACTAAGTAATCTGGCATTTGTTTACCCTATAGTGGTATTTATGATATACCTGCAGTAACTAGTGCCATTCCCTGAATGACTCTTGTTTTGTCACCACCCGCTGCAGTCAACAAGATATCATAAAGATATCTTCCCGATTCCATTGTTGCTGTAGTCTCATCAGTCATGGAAATAGTAATTTTTCCAGTTGAAGATTCAATGGAAGTAGAAAAAGTGTATGCTGTTCCTGCAGTAGGATGCTTTTTTGCTTTCGCAACAGCACTTGCACTACTCATATTAAACACGGAACCATCACTATTTGTAATAGTAAAGGTTGATGTAAAGTCCGCACCTTGTTCAATTTCTATGTTTACTGCAGGTACTGCCATGACACTTTTTTAACTATTTATTTTCTTTGTTTTGCTTCAATAATTTAGCAAGATCAGCGGTAGATCCAACAAAGAGTGCATTTGTAACATTTGTTGGGCCTTTTGATGAAGATTCTTCTTCAACATCTTTTAATTTCTTTTGAAGATCAAGAAGTTTATCAGTTGCATCGGCAACGCTCTTGATTAACTGTCCAGCAACTTCATACGCTCTTGCCTGTTCAGTTTCTTGTGCTAATTCAAGAATACCGTTAACTGCTTCTTGCCCCTTTTCAATTAAAGAATAAAGATTTCCTCTTGTGTACTCATAATCCTTTCTAGTATCAGACTTTATTGCATCTACTTCTTTCTTAACAGGTTTTACTTGTTCGGGTTCGCTTGATACAATTTCACTTGACACATCAAATGCTTCGTTTAAATTGTCAAAGCTCATGATACTGCTCCATCGAATCCGAAGTCATCACCAACTTCAATAAGGGCATCATCCGCATCAGTGATAACATTAACTGCAGTTCCACGAACATGTGATCCAGTGATAGTTCCATCCTGTCCTCTTTTTGTAAAAAGAGTATTTCCTTCTTTTCTATCTACGTATATTGATTCGTTATTGATATTAATGTATGTGTTTTCTGCAATGTTATTTGCATCAGTAACTTGTATGATATTAGTTGTTGTACCAATATCTTGTGCTAAGTTTGTAACAACATTACCGGTATAACTTTGTGTTGCTCTTGGAACAACAGTATAAGTGAGATCTCTGGTAGGTGTAGAAGAATCGTCTTGAACATATCCAACTTGTACTTTTTTGATAAGATCTCTGGATGCTTTTGAGGTATCTCCAACTGGGCCAAAAAGGAATGTTTTGGCAGTAAATCTTATCGTATAAAGTAGAGAGCGTCTTGTGCTATAGTTCCCCTCATAATCATCTTGCATTGTGATATTTTCGATCACAATAGGAATATCTCTCTTTTCTCCAATAGTATCGACTAAATTTACTGAAAGTGTGTAAGCTGGTTGAAAATATGGTAAGATCTGTTCAACAATCTGAAGCATATCATCATTCAACTTAGTGAATATTGATAATTCAAATGACATATTATATGGAACAGGCATATAGGTTTTTCTGATTGCCGTTGCAATACCTACAGTCTGTGTTTTGAACGTTTGAGTAGTAGTAACTTTTCTCGTACCATCATATTGTAGTCCTGTAAATTCAAAGGACATTCTTGGAAGAGTAATCGACGTTGGTTTGTTAAGATCTGGCGATTGCTCTAATCTTGCTAAAAACTTTTGAGTTGGCCCATATGCTAAAGGTACTTTGATCTCTTCAGATACGTTACCAGCGGAATCGAGATGCTTAATATCAATCCCATTAAAAAGACTTCCGAACGCAATAATCGTTCGTCTTAAAATTTCATGGTAAAAGTATTCAAACATACAGATGCCTTATGTAACTTTATTTAGGGTTAAGGATTCCCAAATGGATTTGATTCTGAGAAATCTAAAATTCCATCATTAGCAAAAGTTTCAAAGGTATCATTGTCTGGGTAATTATTTACAGTGTTATCATCCTCATAAACGTTTATCACATAAGATGCGCTACTTGCTGAACCCACAATAGTCTCTCCAGGTAAGAAGTCTCCTGTAGTATTAGAGTAAGTTAAAACGTTAGTAACAGTATTCCACGTCTTAACAATTCCTGTTACACCACTTGTAGATCCTGTAATAGTTTCCGATCTAACGAATGTTCCAACTCCAGCAGTAGGTGGATCTGAAAGTGTGATTGTAGGAGCAGTTGTGTATCCAGCACCAGCGTTGGTGATATAAATTGCAGAGACTGTTCCGGCAGCAGAAACCACAGCGACACCAGTAGCAGTTGTTCCACCAGCACCTGGACTACTAAAGGTAACAGTAGGAGCAGACACATATCCACCACCTCCACTAGTAACAGTTACAATACCTACAGTATTATCAGAAATTCTAGTGGTTGCAGCTGCTCCAACGCCAGGATTAGTATTAACACCAACAAATGCAATACCTGGATTTGAAGTATATCCTGCACCAGGATCAATCATCATAACTCCTTGAACAACGGAACCTATTTCTGTTCCATCACAATTAACAATATCGTCACGTAAGGTAGATATTCCAGTTGCTGTGGTTCCTGATATAGGAGATGAAATAAAAACGCTGGGTGGATAATTATATTTTTCTCCTCTGTTTGTAATAATGATCCTGCTGATAGCTCCGCTTTCAACTCTTCCAGAGATAGCGGTTGCGGTAGAACCTGATCCGACAAGAGTGAGAGATCTGATATTTCCCTCTGTATCGAAAGAGTCATCGATTTCTTCAATACCAGTATCCAATATTTCATCTTCCCCTCTGAATAGTTCACATGTTAATTCGTAAACGTAATTTTTTTGTAACTGATAAAAAGGTTTCTCATGTTCAACAAACTTTATTTCAAAAAGTCTGTCTCCAAGTGGGAAATAAATTAAATCACCCTCTTTCGGACGAGTCGCAAGTTCAATTAGAGGCAAATTTGTGATTAAAGGTGTGATATATGTTTCAAATCTTTCTTGAGAGATAATTAACTTAATTTCGGACGTTTGTTGAACTCCAAATTTTGATAAAAGAACAGTATTATCTCCATATCCATCAAAATTGTCAACATATGCCTCAATAGGATATGATTGATTGAATTCGGATTCAATGACTTCGCGAATAATTGAACTTTTTGTTGCATATTGTCTTGGTAAGTAAAATACCTCAACACCATACATTCTCAACTGTTCGTTAATCAAGTCTTGAACAAGATTTTGCTCTCCTTGAGAACCTTGTAAGAAAAAAGGATTTAATACCATCAGCCTATCATGTCAAGGGGTGGAAGTTCATAAGTATTAGACATTTTTTCCATGATTTTGTCTAAATCATTCTGTCCATCTTCATAAATTTGCCTTCCGTTTAGTTCCACTCCACCAGGTAGTTTAACTCCTTGAAACTTCATAAGATTTTGTCCCCACTGACGTTTAATTAAGGCAGTCAGATACGGTTTGATGAAAGAGTCATTGTAAACTCTTGCATAGTCGTTTGGATCAACAGTTCTAAAACAATCGATAATTATATATTCCCCTGCAGTAACACTTCCCCAGTCAATATCAAGATATAACCTATCCATTCTTTGATTAAATCTTATCTGCTTATGAGTATTCAGCAAGAAATCAAGATCTTCAAGATATGTCTTTGTCATAGCATATGACAACAATTCAGTATTCCCGAAGAAATAAACATCATTTAAAAATAATTGATATTTCACACTAAACATATTGTTTGTGATTGAATTTCCACCGGAAAATTGAAATATCTTGTTAACTCCTATAACAGAAGGAGGAATTTGTAAATAATTACTATTTTCTTTATAAGAGAAAGTTGCAGAAGCACCATCAATCGTAGATGAAGCGGTGGTTGTTACGATACCTGCTTGGGTTACAGATGAGGAGGGACTTCTACCTCTATTAATATCATCTTGAGTTATTTGATATTTTAGAAATACTTGTCCTACCCCATCGAAATGTCTTTCGTGAAAATATTGAATGGCATCGTCAACTAAGTCCTCGATTTGCTCATCAGCAACATTAATTTCGAGAACAGGAGCACCTAACTTTCTTTTGCAGTAGTCTACTAACTCCGCTCTAGTTGATGGTTGAGCCATATCTATATTTTTTAAGTATTTATGGATCTATGTTAATTACTGACAAAGTCTCTTGCTGCTTATAATAAAGTTTAACAAAAGATTTAGCAATACTTCTCAACATATCTCGATCGTCACATCCATCTATTTCCGATGCAATTTTAGTATATTCAAAACTTTTAGTTAAGTTTTTGAGTTCAATTTTATCGGGATCCATTGAGTGCCTCCTTGATTAGCAGTTTTAACTCAGAGATTTCACTATGAATATTAGCAAGATCTCTCTCAACATTCTGTATTCTAGTACTCTCTTCATGTTTGATGGTTTTATTCGTCATATAAGAAGAGAAACCAGATTTATCATTATTAATTATTGCTCCAGTTTCTCTGTCTCTGAGGAGGTTATTATGCCCCTCAACTTTAATGTGTTTCATTATGCAAGTGCTATCACTCTAAGGTTTCTAATCTTTGGCGGATTTGCCTGGTTATTAGATGTGAGGAGAAGTTTAATTCTATATGACTTGAAAGATGGAAGTTCATCAATTGTAAATGTATGTTCCCTATAATCTTCTGCGGGTGAAACTTTGGAATCGGAAGATCCATCATTATTTGCTACATCAATAATTTGTCCTCTCTCATCAATATTATTAAATCCAGGGAATAATTCATAGATGGGATTAAAGTTCTGATGATCAGAAATTGCAAATAATCCTCTAATATCAGCATCTCTATCCTTGTAAACATCAACTATAATTTTTAGTGATGTTGCTGGATTTTCTAATGAAATTTCTTTAGAAAGATATTGGAAAGCAGTTGGATCTGTATCAATACCATTAACTCTATTATCAGTTATAAAATCAGTAATTACACTATTAACGCGGTTTGAAGTAGTAAGAACACTCATTCTCTGAGTATCAACGACAGGTGAAACCCTGGAATCCGTGGTTCCAAGATTAAGTCTCATTGTCATTGACTTATTACCAGGTAAAGTAGTAAGTTTTGCATCCTCATTTACCTTAGAGGCAATAATTCTTGGAGTTGAGAAATAATTTGATTTTGAAATTGAAATCGCTTCAAATCCTTGATCAATGAAGGGAATATCGTTCCCACTAATAGAGGAACCAGAAATAGTTCTTACTTCGGCATTGATATTTGTATTTTTTACTGTTAAGTGTCCAATTTGAGGTGTTAAAATCTCAAAAGGCATATTTTGAGTGGCTTTAGTTTTAGATCCACCAGTAGATTTAGTTTCATTCATGTAAAGGATTGGGAAACTCTCTCCGGTTGAACGTCCAACACCACTTGTTCCCATGTCAAGTTTTACCTTATACGTATCAAATGTACGCGGTTCTGTTGCAGTTACATTGTTAAGATCATGAGTTTTATTAATTCTTCTGAGAGATACACCACCAAGTTCATACTTATGAACTTTAGTTCCTTCAAGATAGTTCTTTGCAATTGTACTGTCGATACCTCTTTCGGTAATGGTAATAGAGGTTCCAGAGGCAGATTCATACGAAATAATTTCTTCACCAATTCTTAGATAACCTACATTAGTAGTTCCTACTCCAACATTCTCAAATATATCAAATCCAGTCGTTGCATCTACAGAAATGGTTGATGTCGAAGAAGCGTCTAATGCTGCTGCCAATTTAACAGGGAGAATGTCCGACTCAACGTCGGAGATTGCCACTCTATTATCAGCAAAGTACATACCATGATTTTTATGATTCACTGTAAAGTGAACTCCATCAGAAATGACATTGTTGATGCCGTCAATTAAAACATTTCCACCTGTAGCATAATTAAGAGCAGTTGTAATTCCGTTATTTTTAACAAACTGAAGCGAGTGCCCAACACCTGTAACAAAGTCCCCTTGAACATTATCTAAGATAATCTCGTTAGTATTGGCAATTGAAACTAATGAAAGTCTAAGATTTCTTCCGAGATTATTATTACCTATTGTAGAGACTCCTAATACATCACCGACAACATAACCTTGTCCCCCACTTGCTGCAACATTTTCAGAAATTGTAGCAGCGATAGCAACTCCATTTTCAACAAAAATGTCTGCTTTTGCGTTTCTTCCACTACTGGTAATATTTACAAGTTCAACTCCGTTAAAACCATAATCACCTGAGGAGGGGGTTAATCCTATACCAGCATTTATGATGTTTAAATTTCCTGTGGCAATACCCGCATTTCCAATGTAATTACCAGATGCATTATTACCACTTTGCGATATAGTATTTCCTAATGTTAATACCTCATCCTGAAGTGTAGATCCAATACCAATACGAACAGATCTGGATGTAAGACTGATTGGGTTAGGAAGAAGTTTTGCTATTTGCTTATTACCAGTATTGAGTCTAGGACTGTAGATTTCAAATGAACCATCACTGACAAATTCAGCTCTGTAAGCGGTGAATTTAAGATCTTCCCATTGACTTGGTTCCCAGACAGATCCATTTTGTGATTTGTAAAGTGATCCAAGATAAGGTTGATTAGATACTGAAGTCTGAGTTAATTTATCATTTTCACCTACCCTTGAAATGAAGACTTTATATCTCGCAGAAGCGGATCTGAGAACCATTGCATATTGAATGGCAGGTTCGAGATAGACGGGTGCAGGTAAAACAAATGTTGTGGCTTTAGATCCATCATCACTTACTTCAATATCTTTAGGATGGAGTATTTTCTGCGATAACGGAAGAATTTTTGTGGTTGGAACACCATTTTGTGTGGTTCTTAATTCAAAAATCACCGGTATATCAAGATTATCAACTTGCTCGAAGAAAATATCGCACTTCGTGAAGAAAATACCAGTTTTATCTTCTACTACAAACGTTTGAGCGAGAGGATCAGGTGGATTAGTGGTTTCAGTATCAGTAGAAACAACTTCTGATGATACTATTTCCGTGTCCACAGTTGTATTTACTCGTTCTATATCCCTTTCATCATTAAGATCCTGAGATTGAATTACGGCATTTCTAACTGAAACGATATTTTCTTGAACAGTTTCAATGATACCACTTATTAAGAATGTTGAAGTTGCACGAGTAGATGCATTTCTGATATCATTATTATCATCATCAATAAAAGTAAGAACTTTTGTACCTGTTTCAAATCTAGGATTAGTGTCAATGTTGGGATCGGGTATGAATAGACTTCCAATTAAGGTAGCACTGCTATCAGATACTAATCTTACTTGCGAAACAGTTGCCTGAGCACCACTTGTCTCACCTACCAAAATCATTTCAGGCGAAACACTACCAATAAATTCGGATTGTGGTTGTTCACAAAGCGCAAATGTATCTATATTGAGAATAGTAGAGGTTGACGAATAAGCACTTGGAAGAGTTTGATCTTTGTTGTAAGGATTTTTAGTAAAAACTTCACTTGCTGAATCAAATGTTCCGGATTTATGATTTGCTTGAGCTAACCTAAATGAGATTTCGCGATCTCCCTCAGAAGTTGATGTATCACCAACTGAACGCATGGAACCTTTTACAGTTTCTCCAACTTGGAAAGCACCTGAAATCATACTAATTTCAAGAAGTTTTGGAATACAATAGGAAGAAACGTCTACACCATCAAAGAATGCATAAACTTGTGTATTTGGTTTAAGTGAATTAATTGTGAATTCTATGTTTCTTGATCTTGCGAAAGATACAATATCTCTACTGATTACTCTATCTCCAAGAGATTCATTTTCAAATTGCTCAACAACTGCAGTTCTTGTTCCAGATCTAGTCGCTACTCCAGTTTCAAATAATTGACGTGTAGTATCCCTAAAAACAGTGGTGGTGGTAGTTCTTCCTACCGTAGAAATTGCTGTTCTATTTTCAGATCCTAAACGCGCTTCCTGTCCCGTCCAATTATTAACCCAAGTGTTCCAAATAGCTGGTGCAAACCCTGTTTGAGGATCAACATTGAGAGTTCTTGTTGCTCTCTCAAGAGTTTCGGCAAAATTTCCTTCTGTTTGAACAATATTTGCCTCAAGTCTGACTGGATCAACCCAAGAATCTGATTCTGGAACGAGTGTAAGAGCACCAACCCAGAATCCAATAATAAATGGTGTAACACTCTCAGTTCTTGTTCCAAATTTTTGTTCTAACCACTTTTCATCAGTATAGTCAAGTGTTACAATATCACCAGTCTTTTTGATATTAGTTCCATCTGGAGCTTGAGTCTTTAAGTCTCCGGATCCTGTCTTACTTATTGTTAAATCAGTTTGTGTCGTATAGTGACTTGGATGAGCCTCTTTTTGATTAAAATCAACACTATTTTTCAACTCAACAGATTCTTCTTGAGCAAGAAATGATGTAAAATTATCTACAAAGAATCCAGACTTAAATCTGTTTAATCCGTTTGCATCAGAAACAAACAAATTAGCCGTGTTTGTTTCAAGAAGGGAAAGTGATGTGAAGAACTCAAGATTCTTGATTCTATTTTCAAGTTGCTTGATATCAGTCATTCTGTAACGCTTATGTTCTAAGAATTTCTTAGAAGCGTTACTTACATCATAAAGAAAAGCAGGAAGAGACACTGTGGCAATTTCCAAAGCATCATCAACTGAAGTTGGATTTTGTGGATTTTCAGAGGGTGTTCCATATTTAACTTGGAATACACCATCTTTTGTCAGGTAAATTCTATCAATTCTTCCTAGGTAGAATGAGAAATCTGTCAATATTCCTTCATTTGAGGCAAGAATATTGGGTGCAGAGTTTCCAGTTACATTAAATGATCTTCCATAAAATTCAAGTGGTGATCTGTCACCTTCAGATACTAACGCAATATCAGAAACTTTTGGACGAATATCAATAATATCAGAATTCCTCAAAAAGTTTACACTTTGAACTTCAGTTGAATAATCAAAATTAGAGTATGAATTTACAGTTGTTATATCTCCGTCATCAGTAGACTCATAATAACCATTAGAGAAATATGCAATCAACTTTCTCTGAGGTGCTTTTTCGTTGTTTTTTCTGTTTAAAACTCCAAAATTGTAAAATTCTCCATTTTGTCCATTTGAAGAAGTAAACTTGAAAGAAACATCCTTACTTGGAGTATCTAAAGTTACAATTGATGCTCTTATTTGAGATTCGCTAAAAACAACGATTTCTCCCTCTTTAAAACTAATTTGGTTTTTTGGGAGAAATGCAATCTTAGAATCAGTTTGTTTTACACCAACAATAGCATGAGCACCAGAAGTCTCTCCAATGATAGATTCGCCAATCACTAAATCAGAGGTTTTTGCTGTAGGCCCTGACAAATTGGCCAGAGTCATTGATGGGGACGATGGATCTGTGTTATCTGCTGAAGGATCCGTCGCTAATTCATAGATTCCATGAACTTCAATTAAATCGGCAGAATTGAGAGAAATATTTTCATCTTGAACTCTTGTTCCATAAGGATAATTTCCATATGTAAGTCCATCATTAAGAGTTGTGGATCCTATTCCCGAAGCACTATTTACCGATTTATTAATAATAATAGAATTTACTCTATTTTTAATTTTGTTTTTGGCCTTTGGTTTGATTTTAGTTAGAGTCGTAACAAGAGTCGCTTCGTCATCAGCGTTCAGATTAAAAATTTCTAACTGATTTGATGCAGAATTAATTTGAACCTTATCTGAAGTAAGTTCTTCAGTTGTTCCATCACTTTTAATAAGAGTATATCTCTCAGGAGTAAATGGCAAGAAAGTTTCGTTTGATTCTGATAAAACTGCAGCAGATAACTTGTTGTCTACGATATTAACCTGCTGTGTTTTTCTAATAGTTAAAGATGCATTATTTAAATCTACATTAGAAATATTTTTTCTTGGCATCTCTGTATAGAGAGTGCTATCATCAGTAACTCCAAGATCTCCACCAATAACTTTTAGATCAGTTAAAGATGTAATTGATGTAGGCATTGCACCACTAGCAACTCCTCTAACTGTAGTAACACCAGTTACGGTTATTGATGATGTTGCTACACTTACAACAGATACAAAAATTGGATCTTGGGATGAGTTACCAGTGAAGGATAGTATATTTCCTTCTTTAATTTGTCCTGGGAATTTTTTATTAGTAGATCGTATTACAGATCTAAAATCGCTATCTGCTGCAGTAATAGAGGCAATTCCAATGTTAAAATTGTCAGCAAGAACTACATCAGCAGAGAAAGTTCTTGCTGCCCCAACTTCAGTGCCATTTGCACTACCAAATACTGACAAAACATCGCTGATTCCATGTGTAGTAACAGCAATTGCCACTCTTGAATTTTCAACTCCATCAATTATGAAGTTCTCATTCTTGATAAACTTACCAGATGTTTCATACAATACTAATGAACTAGTATTGTCGGCAGCGTCCTTAAGAAATGCCGTGGCACCACTATGTTTTCCTTTAATAAATGTCGGTACAGCCAACGTGATAGGTTCGTTTACTGTAACTTCAGTGGTAGTTTGAACATCATACAAAGATAATCCCCACTCATTAACATTTGAATTTGAAGAATTATATGTTCCAGAATTTAATTTGAAATCATAAACTCTTGCTAATCCAATTTCTTTTCCTGCAATTTGTTCTGAACTCAAACCAACTCTCGAATCTCTAAGACTTAAAATATAAGTATTTCCGATGCCAATAGAAGGAGATCCATAAACTCTATTTAATTTAAGAGTTTCTCCTGTTTTATAATTGATTTGTTGAGATTTGAGAGTTTTTGTAGTTCTAGGTTTAGGTACATCAAGAAATGTAGGTGATGTAGTTTCTACGTCATATCCTTTTACAAATGCTCTACCCGGAGAGATTTGATATATTGCTAAATCTTCGGAGGGAGTTGATCCTCCATATGTCGTCTGATCGTCTCTGAAAAGTCCTTTATTTCCTTCATTATTGTTGAGAGATTCTTTTACATTAAGTCCAAAAGACTTAACATAATAGTCACCAGATTCTGCGTAGGTTCTTTTAGCTAATTCATCTGTAATACCAGAATAATCACTCGTTGTTTTTTCTCTTATAATACCATTAACAACTGTTCCAAGTTCGACAAAGTCACTATCATCAATGTCAGTTAAATCTTTCTTGGTAAGTGATGTAACAATTTTAAGTCTATCGGCACCAGGTGCTCCAAAATTGTTAAATCCTGCCGAATTATCAGTGAGCAGAGGATCAAGATCTGAATTAATAATTGTTTCTTCAATAGTTAATCCAATTCTATAACTTGGAGTATTAGTATATTGATCCAAGATCAATGTCTGTTCATTTACGTTTAGGAAAGTTCCTTTTCCAAAGTAAACACCATTACTAATAAAAAAAGCGGATCCTACTGCAGTTGCATCTTGCTGAATAGTGGATGCAAAAGGAACTCCATCAGCGATCAAAGTGTTTGCTGTAGAAATTGTGATATTTGCAAACAGCAATTCATCATCTCTAAAAACAGATTCTTGATTATCAGTTCCAGAACCCGAATAATTTACAAAAAGAGTTACTTGATCTTTAGTTGACTCGGAACTAAGAATATAATTATCAACAATAGCGGTAACACCAGAGTCTTGTCCGGTGATTTGTGATCCTACTAATTGATCAACATAATCAAGAAGTGGAATTCCTAAGTATGAATTCTCTAAAAGAACACATCTATAATTAGTAGAAAATGTCGTATTTCCAGGAATTACCTTAGCACCCTCTTTAAAAAAGTGCTGTCCGAATTTTTCAACCTGATTTTGCAGGATTGATTGAAGAGAAGTTAATTCTCTTGCTTGTACTGGATAACCTGGTTTGAATAGAACCTTATAATAATCCTTCTTAGGATCAAAGTCGTCAAAGTAAGGGGCGACGTTAAGATTGGTTTCCTGTGACATAATTCCTTAGAACTGCAAGATAATTTTGATATCTTCTTTTTGACTGGACGATCTAGTAATAGAGGGCCTATTATCGACGTAAATGATATTACCCGTATATTTTTCAACTTCAGGTTGAGCAACACCCTCGTTAAACGACTGCCCCAGGTAATAAGTACGACTATTTATTTCGGTAGATATACCCGTAAATGAGGTTTGAATTGCAAGAGTTGTAGATCCTCCGATAATATTAAAAGATCCACCATCTGCAATACCAGGTGTGAATCTATTCATTTTAAATCCATATGTTGGATCAGTATTCTTAGATCCATCAGTATTAAATCCTGCAGTGGATCTATCTTGCCAATATTTTAATACTCCTGTCACTTGATCATACGATACAACTCTTCCAACTGCAGTAGATCCAAGTCCTACAGTTTGAGTAATAAAGGAGTCGGCAGTAAAAGAAGCAGAACTATATCCTGTGCCTGTAAGTTTGAGCGCATAAGTTGCTGCAGCTTTATCTAGTGAAAGATTAGATGATGTGCTATATGCTTTTGGATTTTGCACTAATCCAATTCTTGCAATTTCATTTCCAGTAATAAAATCAGGATTCTCAGAATCGTTTTCAATTCTTGAATAGATTAATGCGTTTCTCGCTCCCAATTCTCTGTAGATATCTGCACCATGTCCGCCTTGAGGTGGCACAATTACATCAAAAACTGGAGCAGTCGTTCCTGTAGGAACGTTCCCTGCAACTAAATCAATTGTTCCAAATGTATAACCAGAACCTCCTTTTGAAATTGTGACTGATTCTACATTTGAATTATTATTAATAGCAATAGTACACTCTGCCCCATTACCATCACCCTTGATAGGAACTTGGGTATAAGTTGTATTAGCAGTACCTAATCCAACTCCTCTATTTGTAATTGTTACAATTTTGAGTTGTCCACTTGTGCTAGCGTTGTTTCTAACTGCAGAAATATTTGCTTCAGTTGTTGTAGTCCAATCTTTTGGAACTGGCATAAAGTTTGTAGACTCAAACTTTACAATATCTCCAGGTTTTATAGTATAAAGATATTTCCATACATAACCATCACCACTTGTCCCCGCTTCTCTAGGTTCTAAATCTGTAAAAGTGGGTTCATCAAGAGATGCTCTACCACTTGGATTTTCAGGACTTGTTCCATTTTGTAAGCAAATGTAAACTCTGTAGTCAGAGTTCATTACATAATAATTTGCTTCGTATAAACTAATCGCATTTGATGGTTTTGAAGGACTTTCTGCTTTTACATCGTGTCGGTACATGTCATAAGTTGTACCAGATCTCCAAGTAATCTTTTTAATTACTTGCTTCACGTCATCAGTATCAATTTTCTTGAGAGCAATCATTGTGTCCCAATAATTATTCTCTTCATCAAAACTATCCCTCGGATCAGGAGGACTGCTATCCCAACTTGCATCAACATCAGTAGGATTAGGAAGTCCCACAAACGAATAGAAAGAGTTGCTAGTGGATGCAACACTAGCAATAAAATCTTTTGCGTTTAATATACGAAGTTGATCAGTTATAATCGCAGCCATTTTTGCGTAGTTTTTTACTTATTTATCAGTTATGTTGTAGAGTATCCTACAAGTTT